AGAGCCGTCGACGACTACAAAACAGCTTTAAGATACTTGCTTTCCAAAGGGATTGTAAAATCTGATTGGAATCTAAAAGAGAAACATTTTAGAAACAGGCACCATAGAGAAGCGTGGAATGTAAAAACGGATTGTGAGCGGTTCTTTCTTAGTCAGTATTTTGACTATTTATCGAATACAGAAGAATTCGGTTCAACCTTAATGAAACGGATTAGAGAGGATGTGAAAAATGGGAATTAAACATCAATTGAAGCAAATTCGCTTAATCGATTTGGAAATAAAAACAAAAATAGAAGAGTTAGATCGTTTGAATAATTCTTTCTTAAAATCTCCTTCTCTAAAAGAAGTGAATGTGCAAGAGTCGAAAGTAGGACTTAAAGACGATGCTTACGTCAAATTGATTAGCTTGAGTGAGTACATCGACCAAAGGGTGGATAACTTGATTGATTTGAAATATCAACTGATTAAAGCAATTGAACAATTGGACGATTCTAAAGAACGAACCATCATTTGGATGAAATACATTTCTTCTAAGAATTGGGATGAGATTGCTGAAGAATTGCAAATCTCTAAAACTACACTATTCATTCTTCATGATGAGGCAGTTAAGAAAATCGAAAGATGTACTAAAAAAGATGACTCTGTACCGAGTAGTACTAATGAATCTATGATATAGTTATGATGTGAAAAGATGTAAAAAGAGATATTCTTTTTTCTCATGGTTTAAACTTCTTTATTATTTTTTTCCTCTCAAGTCCTACAGCTTGAGGGGTTTTTGTATGCAATGAAATGAGGTGATGGAAAATGGGATGACCGAAAAACAACAGAAATTTGCCGATGAGTACATCATCAGCTTGAATGCTACTCAGGCTTATAAAAAGGCTTATCCAAACGTAAAACGAGATAAAGTTGCTCAAGTGAATGGAAGTCGCTTGCTATCAAAAGCTATCATAAAAGCATATATAGATGAACAACTAGAAAAGTTAAAGTCCGAACGTGTCGCAGACCAGCAAGAAGTGCTTGAGTTTTTAACGGCAGTCATGCGTGGTGAAATCACAGAGCCTTTATTGGTTCTTGACGGTGACGGATATCAAAAAGTCATGGATGCTAAACCGAATGTGTCCACGAGAAAGAGTGCAGCGGTTGACCTTGGCAAGCGTTACGGTTTGTTCGTGGATAGGCAAGAAATCACTCAAAAGAATATCGACATCAAAGTAGGGGATTGGGATGACGACGAAGACTAATCCGAAAATCAACATCATCATCGATCGTCCTAATCGTGTTTTTAATAAGCATATCTACGAACATCTATTTGACTACGACACCTTCACAGAGGTGCATTACGGAGGGGCTTCGTCTGGTAAAAGCCATGGAGTGTTTCAAAAGATAATTCTTAAAGCGCTCAAGTCATGGAACAAACCACGAAAAATATTAGTGTTGCGTAAGGTTGCTTCTACGGTACGCGACTCAGTGTTTGCGGATGTGCAAGCAACATTATCTTATTTTGGGATACTTAATTTGTGCAAGGTTAACATGAGTGCCTTTCGTATTGAATTACCGAATGGGGCGGAGTTGATTTTCAAAGGGATGGATAACCCAGAGAAAATTAAGTCTATCAAAGGCATTTCCGACGTGGTAATGGAAGAAGCGTCTGAGTTTACCCTTGATGATTACACACAGCTAACGTTACGTTTAAGGGATAAAGTGCATAAACAAAAACAAATCTATTTGATGTTTAACCCGGTATCCAAAGCTAACTGGGTATATAATGCTTTTTTCGTGAGGAGTCCTAAGAATACAGTGGTTTATCAAACGACGTATAAAGATAATCGTTTCTTGGACGACTTAACTAAAGAGAATATCGAGGAACTAGCCAACAGAAACGAAGCGTACTACAAGATTTATGCTTTAGGTGAGTTTGCGACACTTGATAAATTGGTATTCCCTAAGTATGAAAAACGATTGCTTAATAAAGACGAGTTGGGGCACTTGCCAGCTTTTTTTGGTCTTGACTACGGTTTTATCAATGACCCGTCAGCCTTGCTTCATGTAAGGGTAGACGATGCTAACAAGCGCTTATACGCTGTTGAGGAGTTTGTAAAAAAGGGATTGACGAATGACAAGATTGCTGAAAGTATCAAGGCTCTCGGGTATGCCAAAGAGCAGATACGAGCAGATAGTGCTGAAAAGAAATCGAATCAGGAATTAAGGAACCTTGGAATCCCTCGGGTTGTTGATGTGCAGAAAGGTCCTGGATCAGTTATGCAGGGGATTCAGTATCTCTTACAGTACGATTGGATTGTTGATGAAAGATGCGTGAAGCTGATTGAAGAACTTGAGAATTACACTTGGAAGAAAGACAAGAAGACAAATGAGTACATCAATGAGCCGGTAGATAGCTATAACCACTGCATCGATGCGATTAGATACGCTTTGCAAGACAGAATATATAAATCAAACATCAAACTATTTAAAGGAGGATTTTAAAAATTGGCAAAGGTTTTTGTAAATAAACGAAAAGTCATAACAACAACAAGCGATGTAGTGACCGAAGAAATCGTAACCGAAGCGATACGATTGCACTTGAGTAAGCTAGTTAAGAATTATGTTGAGAGTGAGGATATGTATCTCTCTCAGCACGAAGTTTTGAAAATGGCAAAAAAAGATAGCTGGAAACCCGACAATAGATTGGTGTTTAATTATGCGAAGTACATTGTCGATACGTTTACAGGCTATCAAATTGGTGTTCCAGTTAAAATCAAACATGAGGACGAGAACGTGAACGAGTTTGTCTCAAGTTTCCGTAAAATCAATGACATGGAAGACTCAGAGTTCGAGCTTGCGAAAATGTCAAGCGTGTTCGGACATGCTTTTATTTATGTGTATCAAGATGAATATAAACGAACTAGAGCGACATACAATAGTCCGATTAATATGTTTATCGTCCATGATAACAGTATTGAGGAAAGACCATTATTTGCCGTGAGATATACGTTTAATGAAAACAATCAAACAGGAGTCGGGCAAGTTATCACAAACGACGAATTGATTGACGCTACTTTTTCGACTGGTGGGGCGGTAAGGTTCGGTGAACACACTCAACACATTTACAACTCAATCCCAGTAGTTGAATTGATTGAAAATGAAGAGCGACAATGTATTTTCGAGAGTGTGAAAACATTGATTAATGCTTTAAATAAAGCAGCAAGCGAAAAAGCGAACGATGTAGACTACTTTGCGGACGCTTATTTGAAAGTTCTAGGAGTAGAGCTACAGGAAGAAGACGCTAGTCAGATTAGAGAAAATAGAATTTTCAATCTATGGAAGAATGGCGACGGTGCTTTGCCAGAAGTTGCTTTCCTTGAGAAACCAAGTTCAGATACAACGCAAGAGAATTTGATTAGTTTATTGAAAGAGTCTATTTTCGCTATCTCAATGGTAGCCAATATGTCTGAGTCTGAGTTCGGAAACTCGTCTGGAACGGCTTTAGCTTTCAAATTACAGGCTATGGATAATCTTGCTCGAATGAAAGACAGAAAGATGCAATCCGCATTTAACCGTTTGTATCAAATTGTATTTAGTGTTCCATTAACTACTGTTTACGAGGACGCATGGACAGGATTGTCATACTCATTTACTAGAAACGTGCCACGAAACATTCTTGAAGAGGCACAGATTGTAGGACAATTATCTGGACAAGTATCTGAGGAAACTAAGTTGTCTGTGCTATCTATCATTGATGATCCGCAGAAAGAAATTCAAAGAATGGAAAAAGAGGAAGAGGCGATGGGCGACCTTGAGACTCGTTTGGAAAAACAAAAAATCTACTCAGATGCTGAAATAGATGAAAGTCAGAAGGTTATAGCCGATGCTGAGCAATAAGTATTGGGAGGATAGATACCGAGCGGAAGAAAAAGCCAGAGAGTTGGCGGATAAGAGAGTGGCTTTTCAATTACAAGGTATCTATCAACAACACGCCAACAATATTCAGAAAGAAATCGATAGCTTTTGGCAACGGTATGCCGATAAAGAAGGCATCACAAAGTTAGAATCTAAACAACGAGCAGATAGTCTTGATATGGTTAATGTCGGGTTTAAAGCTAAACAGTTAGTCGAGCGCGCTAATCGTTTGAGGGAACGTGGCCAGAAAGTAACAAGTGATGATTTCACAAGAGCGGAAAATGACTTGATGAGATTGTATAACTTGAAGATGAAAACAAGTCGTTTAGAAGTGTTGCAAGCAAATATCAAGCTTCATCAGTATGATTTAGCTTTGAGTGAGTTTGAAATCATTGATAAGCACTTGATTGAATCAATCAGACGTGAAAATCTGTTTAGTGCTGGTGTTTTGAATATGACACTCGGAAGTTTTGAATCTTCAAAAATATCTGCTGACTCTATCGTGTATGCCAATTTCAACAATGCAACGTGGTCGTCTAGAGTTTGGGAAAGACAGAACGAATTAAGAAACATTGTTAAGAAAGGTGTTGCTGATACTGTTTTAAGAGGTAAAGGCACAAACGTTCTGATTAACAGTCTAAAAAAAGAGTTTGATGTTTCCTATGGATACGCTAGACGTTTAGCAGTGACAGAATCAGCAAGGGTATATTCAGAGGCACAGAGTGCCAACTATGAGGCTAATGGTGTTGAATGGTATCAAGTCATGACCGAATTAAAAGCGTGTCCGATTTGCCAACCGTTCAACGGGAGAATCTTCAAAGTATCAGAGATGGTTCCAGCATTGAACGCTCCACCATTTCATCCTAACTGTAGATGTACGACGGTTCCACATTTTAGGAAAGATTCAAAGCGATTAGGTAGAGATGAAGAGTTTTTACATGCTGAAATGGACTTAATGGCTAAGCAACGCGCTTTCGTAGTAGGAAATGATGTCAGAGTTAAAACAAAGAAATTGAATAGAACGGTTCTTGATTTTTGGGTGCAAGATAACACCAAGAAAATGAGAGATACTGTTTTCAATGTCCAATCAAGCCTTATGGAATTAAATGATTTTTCAATCCCAACAGTTGTTTTTCTGAAAAAATCAAGGCTTCCTGGTTTTGCTGGGTATGATTACAAACAGGATATTCTATTTGTGAGTGATGCTCTTCATTCGGAAATAGAATTTGCTAAAGTTCTATCTGATAATTATTTTGCTGCTCAAAACATTAAAGATACCATGGTTCATGAACTAACGCATAAAAAACATTGGGATTCTGCTAAAGCATTT